TACTGGTGATAGGAAAGAAAAAGTATTAAAGATGTATGAAGATATGAAAGATAGATTTACAATGGCTCCAGCTAGTGCTAAAGAACACTATCACAATGCAATGTATGGTGGTTATGTAGACCATATCTTGAGAGTTGTGGATTTATCTTTGAAAGTAAAAGAATTATGGGAACAGAACGGATGTAAAATAGATTTTACAGACGAAGAATTAGTATTTTCAGCAATACATCACGACTTAGGTAAAGTTGGAGATTTACAACACGACTATTATATTCCACAAGACAATGAGTGGAGAAGAAAGAATATGGGGGAAATATTTAAACACAATGAAAAGTGTGAGTATATGTCAGTAACGGATAGAGCGTTCTTTTTACTACAACATTATAATATACCGATTACCAAAAAAGAATTTATCGGTATAAGATTAACAGACGGAATGTATGAAGAAGCAAATAAAAGTTATTATATTGCTTACAAATCAGAATTTCAACTTCGTTCTACAATACAATTTATTCTTCATCAAGCCGATATGATGGCTTCTCAAATAGAAGGTCGTCTTACAAAAGAGTCAATTGAACAAGAAGAAACAGAAACATTTGAAAAAATAAAAAACATCAAAGAAGTTTTAGATAGTGGTGATAAACCAACAACACAACAAGAGAAACCTGGTAAAATATCTACTGATTTATTTGATGAACTATTTGGAGATAAAAAATGATATTAAAAATAACATTAGGATTCTTTGTAATACTTACACTAACATTATCTTACGCAGTTTATAACTTATTAGTTAAACAAGAACAACTTGAAGAATGGGTTGAAAATTATATTGATAAGATTAATGAAGTAAATACAAAGATTAGACAAATCGATTACAAAGGATATTTTGAAGTTGATGATGAGGTGGGTCAAGTATTTGAACAATTAAAAAACGAGGTTCAATCACTTGAGGAGTTAACAGAAATTGATGATAAGGAAGAATAATGCCAAGAAAAGCTAAAAAAGGTTCAGCAAGATATTATTTCACACAAAAAACAGAAAACGCTATTATTCGTTATAATAACGAAGAAAGACCAACTATGAGAAACAAAATATACAACGACCATATAAGAGATGCTTTTGATAAGTTGTGTGAAAATATAATTCATACATTTAAGTTTTATTATTTTGATGTTTCATCAGAAGAAGTTAAAAATGAAGTAGTAAGTTTTTTAGTTATGAATATGCATAAATATACGGCCGGTAAAGGTAAAGCATTTTCATATTTTAGTATCGTGGCTAAAAATTATTTAATCCTACATAACAACAACAATTATAAAAAAATGAAAACACACGACAAGATTGATGTTATGGATTGGGATAGAAGTATTCAAACAGAGATTTCTCAAAAAAATACAGACCAAGAGTTCAATGAGTTTGTTCAACAGATGTTAGAGTATTGGGACAATAATATGAATGTAATATTTAGACGACAAAAAGATGTAAGAGTTGCTGATGCAGTATTACATATTTTTAGAATCAAAGGTAATATAGAATTGTTCAACAAAAAAGCTCTATATATTTTAATTAGAGAAATGACACAATCAAACACACAACACATTACAAGAGTTATAAATGTAATGAAGAAGTATCAGAAAGGCATTTACAAGGAATTTCAAGTAAATGGATTCATTGACACAAAGACCACCGGTTCTTTTGTAATCCATAATTAATATATACAATTATTTATTAAAGATTATCCTGTTCAGGCAGGATATTTTGTTCACAATACGGAGGAAACAAACTATGAAAGACATCATTAAATTAATCAAGGGATATGTAGACGACTTAATGTCAGTTCTTATTTCTCTTATTGGCCTAGGTGCCGTTGCAGGAATTATATTCCAAGGCGGATTATTTGGGTTGGATGTTATAGCTAATTTAATGTCACTTGTTAATATGTTTGGTGAAAGCGGTTTTGCTGGTTTCATCACATTAGTGATATTATTAGGTCTAATTCGTAAGTAGGAACGCGAAATGATAAGTAATATTTCCTACATATTACTTAAACTGAAAAGGGAGCAAAGTATTAATTTATTTTGTTCCCTTTTTTTGTTTCCATATATTTATAGTTAAAGGATTATATTATGTCAAACGATTATGAAATATTCAAAGGAAAATCATTGTCGTCATTGTTTCAAGATATTTACGAAAATCAAAACTATAACAGAAAACAATTAGATGTCTTAACTAGAAATATTACTTCTATGATTAAAGACGGAGATACAGCTGTTCAAATAGTCCCTATGATTAAAGAGTATTTAGAAATCAATGTTCGTAATGATGAGTTATTAGTAAAACTAGCTAATATTGTTCAGAAGATTATCTCTTCAGAAAACAAAGGTGAAGCAGAAAGTGAATTTGGTTTATCTGAATTAGAGAAACAAGATATTATGAACACTATATTAGAACACGATACAAAAGATTTACAAGAAACATCTGATAAAATTAGAAAAGATATAGAAGCAAAACAATAAAATGGCAGAAAGAAGAAAAACCAAATCATCACGAATAACAAGTTTTGGTAATTCACAAGTTCAAAGAATTCATTCTGATATTCACAAAATAATAGATTCGAGAGAATATGATTTTTATGAACTTGAACCAGTAGAAGTTAGGAAAGTTTTATTAGATAAAAATAAACTTCCTAAAAAATCTGATGGAACACCAAACTATAAGTATTACGGAGCTATAGTGGGTAGTTGGATTAACAACAAAAACCAAAAAGTTTTGGGAGACGGCGTTCATATACTACCATTAGACCCACAAATAAAAAGATACCCTGTTGTTGGTGAGAATGTTGTTTGTGTAAATTATTTTGGACAAACCTACTATACTAATATTATCAATATCAAAAATAATCCAAACAATAATATTAAAACTGGTATGGGTGATGTTGTAAATAGAAAAATTTCAATACAAACAACAGACCAAGATTTAATATACCAACGAAACATAGAAGCTAATCAAGGTGATTTAGTTTTAACTGGTAGATATGCAAGTTCCATAAAGATTGGAGAAAATGATTTAACACCAAGTGTTCAAATAGTAGCCGGACATAATGCAGATGAACTTGGTTTAAACGAACCAGTAAAACATAATTTAGAAAAAGATGAAGCTTCAATATATGTTCAAGGTAGAGGTGGAAGTCATAGAATAAAAAATCCAAATCCAGAATTAAGTGATATTTATACTAAAGGTTCAGTAATTGTATTAGACGCTGATTATATTGTTTTAAACGCTAAAGAAGTTCTTAGACAACAATCAGGTGAACTCAACGAAGTTATTGGTAAACAAGTTGAAATAAAACACAACAATAAAGATGGATTAATATTTACTGGAAAAACAAAAGCACTATTAGATAATTTAAGAAGTGGCCCTATACAATTAATTCGAGAGGAAATTAAGGAATGTATTGAAGCAATAAAAGAACTTCCTTCTACTACTCAAGAGGAATACGACCGATTAAAAGATTTATTTACAAAACTTTCCAAGATAGAAATTGACTATTTAGGATTTTTACAAAGTGCAACAGGAAGACTTAGAGCAACCTTCAGAGATGATGAATATGAAAAATTACAAGACGAATATAGAGAAGCTCAAAAAGGGTTAGCAGAAGCAACACCAACTATTGCAACAGACCCAATTAGTTTTACTTTAGCACTAAATGACTATTTAAAAGTTATCAACAAATTTGCAAAAAGAGAATTTATAAGAACTGATATTGTAACAGATTAGGAGTAAAAATGAAATCGAATAAATTAGTATCGTTAATAAAAGAAGTTGTCAAACAAGAGGTTAAAAAACAGATAACCGATATACTTATTAACGAAACAAATATTCCCAAAACAAAACCAGTAGTTAAGAAGAAAAAAGTTAAGGAACAAAAGTTTACAGACAATCCAACACTTAATAAAATTCTAAACGAAACTGCTCAACAACAAGAAGAATACCCAACATTAGGCGGGGGAACTTTTGATTCAAGTCGTATGACCGAAATGTTAGGATACGGCGGTGGTTTAGGGAATAAAGAAGTTAAACGAGAAGTAGCGGCCGCAAGCACTTTACAAAGTGCCGGTATGAATCCAGAAGCAGCTCCAGAGCACTTAAAGAACGCTTTGACAAGAGACTATACGGATTTGATAAAAGCTATTGATAAGAAAAAAGGTAAATAATGGCAAGTGCAAGAGAAAACGATTTAAACCCAGATATTTTCATAGGTTTAAAACTTCCTTTCAACAGAGATAAATCAGGTTTGTTTGGTAGAACACAAACAACATTAGAACAAGCTGGTTCTAATATAAAAAACCTTTTATTGACTGCTAAAGGTGAACGAATAATGCAACCTAACTTCGGCTCTCGTTTAAGAGATTTATTATTTGAACAATACACAGAAGATTTAACTGAAAGAATAAAACAAGAAATACAAGAAGCTATGTCTACTTGGTTACCTTATATTGATATAGCAAAAGTTGATGTAATTCAAAGTGAAACTAATCCAACGGAAACAAAAGTTGATATTGGTTTTTCTTTAAACTATGAACCAGATAGATTTAATTCTATCACATTAAATTTTGACACTACATCAGAGTCAACAACAACTAGTGGTGGATATTAGGAGTAAATAATGGCATACAGAAGTAATAAAACTGGAAAAGTAAGTAAAGAAGTAAGATATTTAAATAAAGACTTTTCTCAAATTAGAAATAATTTGATTGAGTTTTCAAAACAATATTATCCAAACACATATCAAGATTTTAACGAGTCATCACCGGGTATGATGTTTATTGAAATGGCATCTTATGTTGGTGATGTTATGTCTTATTATGTTGACTCACAATTTAAAGAATCTTTATTAGGTTATTCAGAAGAATTAAGAACACTTTATGCAATGGCTCAGACCTTTGGATATAAACCAAGAATATCATCACCTTCACAAGTAACACTAGATGTATTCCAATTAGTTCCAGCTAAAAATTCTGGTAACAACACAGAACCAGATTTTAGTTATTGTTTAAATGTTCCAGCTGGAGCCGAAATTAAAACAACAGACGGAGTAACTTTTAGAACAATACAAGTTTGTGATTTTAGAATTAACACAACTAGAAGTCCAAGAGTTGAAACTATATTTGAACAAAACCCTTCAACACAACAAGCAACATTTTATTTATTAAAAAAACAAGTTCAAGCACAAAGTGGTGCCATTACAAGTGAAGATTTTACATTTGCAAATGCAAAAAAATATTCAAGAATTAAACTAAGTAATAACGATATTATAGAAATAATAAGTGTAGTAGATTCTGACGGAAAAAATTGGAATGAAGTAGATTCATTA